TTCACATCCCGAACAAAGATCAGTTACTATACAATTATCGTTTAATATATAATCACCATCGCAAGTTACATAACTTTCATCTAAAACCTGAGTCTGTAATTCAGATCTGTAAGTGAAATTAATGATCTTCCCAGGATCTTCTATCACCGTTACAGGAACAAAATTAGTTATCCTATTCCCGTATATCACCTTATTAGCCAACTCGCAATGCATACCCGAATTATATTGATACGTAAGGGTTCCCTCTATAATACCTCCACTTATGCCCAAAATAACATTGTACTCATTTTTCGGATTTAGATATGATATCTGGCCACTTATGCTTATAGTTTTTATCTTCTTATCGCGATATATATCAAGATAAGATCCGTTAAAACCAAGTTGATATGGCTTCCTATCAATATATATATCTACAACGCCAAGACACATATTCTTGTTTATATTAACACGGTAGTGGATCTTACCGGTAGAAGAAGTCCTGCGCCTAAACATACCCCCTCCTTATCTGAGGGTTAAAATACCCCCCCCCATCATGTATTTAACTTCTTTATTCATAATATATTATGTTTTAATTATATCGCAAATATAACAAATTAAATGAGATGGAAGGTGATATGGTTGTGAGGAAGTATGAGGGATATTCGGGGAGGATGATATGCGGGACGTTATTGGAAGGATGAGGTGGGGGATATGCGGGACGTTATTGGAAGGATGAGGTGGGGGATATGCGGGACGTTATTGGAAGGATGAGGTGGGGGATATGCGGGACGGACCACCTCCCCGAAATCGGCCCGGCCGGGCTGCCGTTTTTGGACCAGCCCCCCCCAATCCACAAAGGACGGGAAACAAGAACGGCAAACGATCTGCTAGCCGAAAAAGGAATGCTTATTTTGTATTTAACTTGTTGATTATCAATCATATAAATCAATATTTTAATATACGTTTACATTTGATTAGATTTATTACATATAATCGTCGAATTTTTATTGCAAAATATTTGTTTGAAAATAAAACATGTAGTATATTTGCTCCTGTAAGATAATAGCATTAACAAACAGGCGCACCAGATGCCAATACAAGTCCCGAGGGTACGGGCAAATCTAATGACAAACAAAGAATTAAACAAAGTCCAGAGTGAAGTTAAAAAATCAAACGAAAAGACATTAACGGGTGCAGTAAAAACTTGGTGCAACCTGTTTAAATCTGGTAAAGAAATAAACGACATACTAAAAGAAAATGATATTAAAGTATCAAAGGAGGTCGTTCCCGCTTTGGTTGCTTTAGCTAAAGACAAAGAAGTAGTAATACAGCTTTGTAAAGAAATATTACCACGTGTAAATAACACGTTTTGCGCATACAAAGAAGTAGAACGTGAATACTATGATAAAAATGATCAGGATAAAAACAAAAAGCTTAAAATGAACGAAATAGAGGATATAGCAATACTAGGTTCTTCTCATAAACGTTTTGGATACAATGAGCCTATAGAGTTTGATTTTGGTATATATTACGAAACGTTTAACGGAGCAGACAAACGTATCATAAAGTGCGCTGTACCTATCAAACGATATACGTTTAATCTTATTGCAAAATGTGTCACTTACTATTTGACGCACCCTAAGAATGATAGATAAAACGATTTGCCCCCTATTTAATCACATAGGGGGCGTTATGGTAGCACACCTATGCGTTCCCGTCGCGCTACTGATTTAGACTAAATAGGTACGATATTTGATATTTTGATATAAACATATTGCTGGTTGTTAGGGTGTCGAGAACTTGCAGTAGATAGGCCGCCGCTTAGTAATGTGGTTTAGGTACTATCCTAGTCCAGGGTAGTACTATTATCTTTAGGTTTATATCAATCCGGTAAGTACGCTAGGTTAACCTAGTAGGCCGTGTAAAAGCACGGGGTATATTGGTGTATATACGCATGTATAGGGCGTATGTTAGTGCGTTGTGAGAGCAGCACGTATTGAGTGTATTACGGCGTTATTTCCGTGCCAATATATCAATACGACGTATGTTAGGGTGGCTTAAATACCTAACATGTGTACGGATAGCAAATAACAACCCTTGCAAGTGTATTTTGTGCGGTTAAATTGACGGACAAAGTACGCCTTGCCGGTACGTATCACGGGTGACGTATGTGCGTATTTGGTCTCGTTCGTTCGGGGCAAAGGGACAAAAACCAAAGGGAATCTGGCGGGTGTGGTGCGTCCGGCTAGCTGTATTGATAACGGCGGCCTTGTGCCTTGTTAGTCGCCTGTTTCTTATTGGCTTTATTAAATGCGATTGATTATGTACAAGAATAAATTTAGTAACTTGAATAGGAAACTATCTATTCAAAAAGAAAAGGCTTTAGAATCTGCTAGAAAGTCTCAAATGGAGTTTTATATTGAGCTTACCAAAGAACTATACAATTCTAATAAATTAGATTGTAGCAGGGAGTCGGATAAGTGCAGGCGTAAGCGTGTTAGTTACATGGCAAACAAATTGAGACAGTAGTCGTTTGTTTTTATTTGATTTTAAAGTTTTGCCCTTCCGTATTGTAGTGATATAAGACGGAAGGGCTTTTTTGTGCCTATATTTTACAGAATGATAGCATATTCATATGTTTTGCTTACACATAAAAGTGTTAAGGCGGTAAATTTTAAGCCCTGATCTAAAATGTGTAAGTAAAATGCTTTATTATGTATCATTCTGTATATATTTATACCCATGCAGGCGGGTATATTGTGCCCTTATGTATGGTTTCGTGCGTGAATCGATCCTAAAAGGTATATAATAGGCGGTACTTATTGTATATTTTTTATCTATATCTGGGCTTATCTTTCCTTAGAGGTAGCTCTAAGGCTTGATATATATTATATTGTTGATACTCAATTAATTATATTATTTGGGTATTGTTTCTAAGTTACGGATACTTATTGTATATTTTTATTGGTATATTTATATATTTCGTACTTACCTTGTTTTGTGGTTACATGGCGTTTGAGTTGGGGCGGTATGTTATAGCTACGGGCGACGCCCTGCCTATAATCATAGTTTCTTTATTGGTTTTATTATCAATACATTGTATTAGGCAAGTATATAAGGCAATCAAGAACAAGGACCTCGATATCCTAGACTAAATCAGCGTTCCACGTGGAACAAAGTAGCGGAAGGTCTTAGGATTTCGTGGGGATTTCGAGGGAGGGGGGGGTTTGCGTGATGGGACACCTCCAAACAAGAAAAAAAAAACACCAACAAACAAGAAAAAAAACACCAACAAACAAGAAAAAAAACACCAACAAACAAGAAAAAAACACCAACAAACAA